ATCATCACCTGAGCAGTTGTCAGAAATCATATGGTCTAGAAGTGTTACTGATAAACACCTCTGGGCGGAAACTTTTAATATAGGTACTACACCTAATGGCAAGAAAAAGTATAGGCCTAGAATGGCTAAACCTCAGTTTATGCAGCAGATAAAAAAACAAACTACGATTGTTAGCAAAACAACAGTTAGAAAATGCTCTGATTGTAAAGGTTCTGGTAGACAATACAAGATAAAGAAAGATGGATCACCTTACAAAATACAACCTATGTGCAAGCATTGTATTGGAACTGGCTATGTATATGATGCTACCAGAGATGTAGCAGGCTTAAAATTTACACCAACACATGTCCAACAAGTTATGTCTCATGGTTTTGCAACTGATAAGACTACCTTAGCAGGTCTAGCAGTAATTGCTAAACAACATAACCTAGAGGTTGCTCATCAGTTTTTAACTAACATGCAACGTATAAATGCTCTGGATACATATATTAATTCTTTCTGTAAGGGCATAAGAAAAAATGTAATCAATGGTGTTCTTCACCCTCAAGTATCCCAGGTCCGTACAGGTACTGGTAGATTATCATCCTCTAATCCAAATTTTCAAAACCTACCTCGTGGTAGCACAGCTACAGTAAGAAAGGCAGTAGTATCTCGTTTTCCTGGAGGAAAAATATTAGAGGCTGATTTTGGTCAGTTAGAATTTAGGATAGCTGTATGGATGAGTAATGATCCTACAGGTCGTAAAGAAATAGATGAAGGGTTTGATGTACATGCTCACACCTCTAAGGTTCTTACAGAAGCAGGACAACCTACCTCACGACAAGATGCTAAGGCTAGGACATTTAGGCCTCTATACGGTGGTGTAAAAGGATCTGCTGCTGAGATGGAATACAACAAATCTTTTATGAAAAAATATAGTGGTATAGCTACGTGGCACACTGCACTACAAGAAGAGGTTATGCTACATAAAAAAATTACTACAGTAACAGGTAGACAATTTGCTTTTCCAGATGTTAAGAGATTACGTAATGGTGTTACTGAAGCAACTAAGATAAAAAATTATCCAGTACAAAGTGGTGCAACTGCGGATCTTGTACCTCTTTCTTGCATACTTTATAATAACATAACTAAGTCTATGAATTTAAAGAGTAAATTTATTAATACAGTACACGATTCCATAGTAATTGACATACATTCTGAGGAGATAGACATAATACCTAAGCTTATCTACCAGGCTATGATGAGTGTCGCACCTGCTATGGATAAGATGTTTAACATTACTTTAGATGTGCCTATGGAAGTAGAGTTAAAAATAGGAAATGATTGGTACGATATGACTGAAATAAATGTTGACAAATTTAGAAATTTAGATATAACAGATAACATAGATAGGAGAATAGCATGACAGAGAATGCACTAACAATAAAAGATATAGACGATTTACCTTACGATCAGATAGCAGGTGAGTTTGGTTTTGTAAATGAAGCTGAACAATCTGCTGCATCAGCACCAGGGTTTCCTCGTGTAACGGTAAATAATAAAGCAAGAAACAAAGAAGGTAATAAAGTACCTGATGGTACTGTAAAAGTATATCACCCAGAACATGGTTTGGTGTACGCAGAAGAAGCTTATTTAAGAATATTTCAACAAAGATTTTTTTATCAAAGATACGATGAGAATGCTACTTTCCAAGACAAAGAAGGTAACGACTTAAAAGGTCGCTATGTAAACAAATCTGTTTTTGTAAAACATCCTACAGAAGAAGCTCTTGATGAAGAAGGTGGAGTTAATTGTGGTAAGTTTAAAGTAGACGATTGGGATAACCTTTCAGAAGACCGTAAGAATTGGTGGAGAGGATCTAAAAGATATCGTGTTGTTTTTGGTATGCTAAGAGTAAAAGATGGTTTTGTAGACGGTGTTAAAGATCCTGTAAGTTTCAGTGATCTGCCTGTTATGTTTCAGATCTCTAATAGAGGAACATATAAAAACTTTGGTGATGTTATGTCACAGTTTTATAAAACTAAAAAGATGCCTTTTAAACATGAATGTAAATTTAATTTTCAATTAGAACAATCTGGTGCTATCTCTTGGTACGTAGTTACCCCTACTATAACATCAGAAGCTGTTCCTTTTACAGACGTAGACATGGAAACAAATAGATCTTTCTTAACTTATGTATCTAATCACAATGATAACATTCGTGCCAGGTCCTATGAAGCTAAGAGATATAGCCATGATGTAGATGCCTCTGTAGTAGATACTGATTTTATTGAAGTTAGTGAAGTACTACCTGAGTAATGGATAATAACCTAGCTAAAGTAGTAGCTTACCTTGAGTCCGCTAATAGAGGAGAGGTAGTTATGTCTGAGGAGATAATTGATCAGGCTGCGGAAGATTTTAAAAACGCACTGAAAAAACAATTTACTCCTCAAGACTTTTCATTTAAACCAAGACCATCTAACTTAGGAAGGCCTCTATGCCAACTACAGTTAGCAAAAGCAGGTGCTAAAGCAGAAGATAAATCATATACATTTAAGATGATTGTGACTTTTGGTGACGCAGTAGAGGCTATACTAAAGGCTGTTTTAAAATCTTCTGGTGTCGATTATAAAGAAGGTGACAAGATAAAAATAACAGAAACTATGTCAGGAGAGACAGATTTATATGTCGATGATAAAGTTGATGACATTAAATCTTGTAGCCCCTGGGCTTTCAGAAATAAGTTTTTAAATTTTAATGGATTTAAATCCCACGATAGCTTTGGGTACTTAACCCAACTTCACTTGTACTCTAAAGGTGCTAAAAAGAAAGTTGGCGGTTGGTGGGCAGTTAATAAATCTAGTGGTGAAATAGCTTACTTAGAAGACGAGTCTACTGAAGAAGAGATTAAAGAATCTATAGACGGTGCTTTAGACAAGGTAGAGCAACTAAAAGCTGACCTCCCTTTTAAAAGATGCTTTGAATCTGTTGAAGAAAAGTTTCGTAAAGTACCTACAGGAAAAAGAATTTTAGGCGAAGAGTGCTACTGGTGTGACTATAAGTTTAGCTGTTGGCCTAACTTAGAATACAAACCCCAAGAAGCATCCTCTGCCAGAGAACCTAGATGGTTTTACTATACCAATGAAAAAGAGGTTACCGATGACAAAGAGAATACTAGAAGTTGACGATGAAGAAGTTGTTATCTTACTTAGACCTAAAAAGGATAGTGATGGGGACTGGAATCATTCTACCAATATACATTTTCCTAAAAAACACGATGACTCTTATGACCTGGTGTCTGCTATCTGTGACTTGGCTCGTGCTATGGTGGGTTTTAGTTATGGCAGCGACCATGAAGAAATTATTGAATATACTTCACACTTTTATCAAATCCTTGATGGATTGCCAGATGAAAAGAATAAAAAAGAAACAAATAAAAAAGACAATATAATATACTTAGCCAAATGGAATAACGATGACTAGAAAAAATGATCCAGTAAATTATCCATCACACTATAATAACGGCAAAGTAGAGGCAATAGAAGCTATCGAAGCATCTATGTCTACAAAAGAATTTCGAGGGTATTTAAAAGGAGCAATTCTTAAATACCTTTGGAGATATACCTATAAGGATCGTGCCTTAGAAGATTTACTAAAAGCACGTTGGTATCTGGACAAACTTATCAGTGGTGTCCGATTGGAATCAATAGAAAACAATGAGATTACAAGTAACGATTAACTTAGAAATTAACCCAGAAGAATACCCTTTACCTATAGATGGAGATGTAAGAGATGAGGTCGAACAAATCATTAGAGACACGTTCTACGACATCGAAGGGATCGAAATCGAGGCAATCAAAACCTCGAAGAGGTCAATGGCCTCCACTTCGTATCCAATTCGAGGAAGGCTTTAGAGCCTTTACTAGAGGGATATTAAAAAGTCCCTATGGAGAGTACAACATACGCCACAAAGAGTGGATGAGAGGGTGGAATACTGCCTATTTTGAAAACAAAAAAAGATTAAAAGGATTAAAGAAATGACAACATATGATTTAACTAGTCATAGTTCTAATACTATAAGTCTGCCCACAGACTACCAAAGTTTTATTCACGTCTCTAGATACGCTAGGTGGATAGACGAAGATAACAGAAGAGAAACCTGGCAAGAAACAGTCACTAGATATTTTGACTACCTAGAAAAACACACTAAAGACAATCATAACTATAGTCTTACTGTAGAAAAAAGGAAGCAACTACAGGATGCAGTTCTTAATCTAGAAATAATGCCCTCTATGAGAGCCTTAATGACAGCAGGTGTTGCTCTAGAGAGATGCCATGTTGCGGCTTACAACTGTTCTTATCTCCCTGTAGACAGCGTTAGGTCTTTTGATGAATGCCTTTATATACTTATGTGCGGTACAGGTGTTGGGTTTTCAGTAGAAAGAAAGTACACAAAACAATTACCTACAATCGGTGAGTCCTTTGAAGACAGCGAGACTACAATAGTTGTAGGAGATAGCAAGGCAGGTTGGGCTAAAGGCTATAAAGAATTAATACATCTACTATACTCTGGTCAAATACCTAGTTGGGATTTGTCTAAGCTAAGACCTGCAGGAGCTAGGCTTAAAACATTTGGTGGAAGATCAAGTGGTCCAGATCCTTTAGATGATTTGTTTAGATTTACTGTAGGCATATTTAAAAACGCAGTAGGCAGGCAACTAAAGTCTATAGAATGCCATGATCTTATGTGTAAGATAGGCTCAGTAGTAGTGGTGGGTGGTGTAAGACGTTCTGCACTCATTAGTCTATCTGATCTACAGGACCAGGAGATGGCACTAGCAAAGTCTGGTGAGTGGTGGAGCAATGAAGGCCAAAGAGCATTAGCTAATAACTCTGTTTGCTATAAAGAAAAACCTCCTATAGGTATCTTTATGAAAGAATGGCTTACATTATATAATTCCAAATCAGGTGAGCGTGGTATATATAACAGACAATCAGCAATACA